CCTGCGTGTTAATGGAGTGTATAAAAGTTAGATCACCGGGCCAAGGAATCCTCTGACCAGAGGGGGGGAATTTTAAGAAATAGACTCTTTAGGACCCTTCTGAGAAGAGTACTTAGAGTCTTTTGTTATGGGAGTTATTGTGTCGGAGGGAGTAGGATCGAAACCTAAAGATGTAATAACCTCATCGAGTCCTTTAGAAGCCTCAATGATGTTTCGAGAAACGGAAGCATGAAGTGCATTGATAGTCGTCTGTGAGCCTATCGCAAAATGCACATTCCACAACCGCCCAATCGTAGTAAGCGTTACCGAGTAATTGATTGAGTAAGTCTTAACTTCATTGTTTGAAGCTCTACCTCTAACGACTATTTGAGTCAGTGTCGTTAACATCCGCGTGAATACCGCTCTCATGGTCTGTGACGCATTACCAGATTCTTGCATCCAAATGGTACCAACAGCAGATCGACATGCCTCAAGGAGACTACGTCGAGTTGATTTCACCATATCTACGTCATACGAATTCAGAGAATGTAATAGTTCGGAGATTCGATTAGTCTCTGCTCTGGCAGCACTTAGAATTGGATGGTTATAAGACACAGGCCCTAAGGTATCTAAGAATGTATTCATTACCTTTCTTCCTTCCTCTGAAAGGATCTCGTTTAACCAAGTATTCCTTACGGAGATTGGAATAGCCTTTGGATTCTCTAAGGAGGCAGCCAATATACCGAGAACGTCAGTGAGCGTCGAAGAAGCCCGAAGGACTGAATCCAGTCTTTTCAGCTGATCCGTAGCCATGACAAAGGTATGAAGTTGAATCAGATCATCTTCAGATAATGGTACACCTTTATACCAAAGTTTAAGATCGACTAGCGGTGTTGACGGCTTGACAATGGTATGTAAACCGCTAATCTCTTGTGGAACTAAGTTAAGTTTCATAAGAGTTGCAAGGTTCTCCCTATCTAAGACGGCTGCCATAAATAGCCAGAAGTTCGGTGCTGATGGTCTCCAACCTCGCTCAAGGAGATCATTCTGGAGAGTCGGACCGAGCCGACCGTCTTTGATTGTTTTCACAATCTCTTTTGAATTGAACACCGAGATTTCATTACCCTGTAAGAAAACCCGTTTACAGATCTCCCCACAGCCGAGGGCCACAGCAGAGTATGTAATTGATTTACTTAGGTTAATCTCAACACCGAGTGCTTCGATTAGGGCTTTGTAATGCGCGGCAACCTCAAGTCCAGTAAGAGTAGAGTCGTCGCCTAAGATAACGTAATCACTGTAGTTAGATATTTTCGCTCGCTGAGCAGCGATCATGACTATTACATGATGTGTCAGAGCCAACATTGGGAAAGAAGATCTTGCCCCCATTGGTTGACCCGCACCGTAAGCGATTAACTCACCATCGGGCCGAAGATACCATCGGTCTGTTAGGATATCGGCCCAGTTAGATGCTAATCCGTTCGATCCAAGAAGTATAGAAAGAATCCGTTGTTGCAGTTTGATTGGAAGTCGATCAGTTGCCGCAGTTAGATCATAACTGTATACCTGTACCACTGGGTCCGCCGTCCAGGCTTGCACCTGTCTGGCAACTGAGCCCTGGTCAAAGGTTCCGTCTTGTCCGAGTTTTCGAACAAAGTAGTTGATCGTATGGTGCAATGGAGTTAAGGCCATTTGCGTCCAGTAATCCAGCTCAGCCACAATTCTGGTCTTTCCGCCCCACTCAGATATAACAGCTAGTTTACCTAGTCTAGGTCGAGCTAAAGGTTGGATCTCTTTTGAGTCAATTTTGATACATCCAATTAGATCCTTAAGGATTCTCACTAGTTTAGACTCTTCGAGGAAGTTTCTGAATCTAGGGAATAGACCGGTAGCCATTGCCCACGCACGAGCGTCAAGATGAGCAGACCAAGTTTGGGGTCCATTAGGTCCCGCGCCCGATAAGATCTCATACTCAAATCCCTTGCAGTATATGGCGTATCTACTCTTGAAGTCCTCACTAGTAATACCTAGCATAGCCAGAGCATTAGTAATTTCAAGATCAGTTGGATATAGCTTTGAAGTTAGGACTCCCTCTCCTAATAACTTGGAGATGCTTGCATAATTAGGCGACTGAGGAAGTACAATGACACGGTCGGCACAGAGCAATGAGTACATCACTCGTTGAAAGAAAAGTAAAGCGTCTTCGTCGTGACCTTCGAGAACCTTATTATAAGCTTTCTCGAACCCCGACAGAAGCACAGGGCAACCAGCCTCCTCGTCGTATCTAGAGATATCTAGATCTTCAAGGTTGAACCGGCTCCCTCGAAAGAAGTCTATCAACCAACGTCTAACCAGTTTGATTTCACTTATGAATTCTGGGCCACCAATAGCATATAAGAACAGCATACGATTGTATACCATACCCATTACAGTTAGTAATTCTTGAGAACATGAAGAACCTTCTATGTTAACAAGATGAACCAGAGCGGCATAAAGATTCTCAAGCTGAAGACGGGATGCTTTAGTTGGTTGTACTGAGTCAAGCATCACTGGATTTCTATATTTTGTCATTATACTTAATAGTCGGAATCTAATTTAGGAAAGCTTAACAAGTTGGTCAGAAGATTTTCCCCGAATATACGTAGCGATGTAGCACTAGAGGTAGATTGAGGGAATGTGGAATACACCCAGCTACTTTCAAGGGCGAAGGGAGCTAACAGTATCCTCGCTGGGCACCTATTTACCCTGATAACAGACTGGATAGGCCATACAAGGACTTAAGCCCCCTTGGTTCCACGGACCAGAATAGCTCTTAACTAGAATAAGAGATATAGGCGTCGTCTACTATGGCCTACTCCGCCCCATTTGTAGGTTGCATTAAAGTGTTTTGTAACAAGGAAAAGGGACTATTAACCTTGTACCGGCCGATACAAGTCTCCAAACGAGCCACCGTTTTAGAGAGTTAATAGGTTTTCTTCACTTTTGTATAGTTCCGGAACCTCATTAGCGTATAGTTTTCACCGCCCATTAATGAGGACCATACAGAATTAAACTGAGTGGCAGTCAGAGTGAAG